AGCTTGACCCATGCGTTCCATGTCCATGTGGTACGGCTTCCAGAAGATGAGGGAGTTCTTTGAAAATACGCATTAGTATCTAAACGAGCAGAGTTATCTATCTCATGCGGATAGAAACCACCACCACTAGTGGCGTACATCCATTGTTGTGAACCTACTGGACCTGACATAGCTTATCCTCAGCTAAACGCGAGTTGTGGAGTACCCAGTAAGATACGGCCTGAAGCGGCTACAACGTAAGGTACAATGTCTGTAGTGTTTGCGGCAGAGGACAAAGTTAGTCCTGCGCCTCCAGCAGTCTCGTACTCAGAACCAATGGACACTGTTCGTCCACCAGTAGCGTCCTGAATAAACACGATAAACCCAGACTGACCCAAGGTTTCTGTAGTCGGATTACCCAACGTCACGTTGCCTGTTAACGTAAGTACAAAGTTCTGGTCAGCACTAAAGTCGAGAGTAACTGTACCAGTGTTGGTGGTGTCCGTGTCAGTGCTCGCGGTTGCTGTAGTAAACGTACCTACCGTGAATGTGCCTGCGGCGGCTGTAGAGCCACCAATTACAACGCCATCTGCTGTACCGCCGTCGATGTCAGCAGTAGTCAGTACCGCACTTGCTACCGTCACTACGCCTGTAGAGTCTGCAATAGACCCTGCGGCTGTACCGTCTTTAGCTTTTAAGTTCGTTACTTCAATGTTTGTTGTGTTAACTGTGGTGGCGTTTGCCGTAGTAAACGTACCCTCGGCAGGAACACTCCCGCCGATAATAGTGTCATCAATAGTTCCTCCAGTGATAACACTAGAATTAGCGGCTATCTCAACAACATTTCCACCAGAGTCCTTAGAGTAGAGGAGCTTATTAGTTAGGTCAACCGCTAGTTCACCAACACTCAGATCTCCACCAGCAGGAGCACCAGAGCCATTCTTTGTAATAATCGTAGTAGCCATTAATATGAGCCTCCGTCAATGGTTGACAGTGTCGTTGCAATAGAAGTTGTTCCAGAGCCTGTGATTGCTCCAGTTAGTGTAATAGTCTCGTTACCAGTGATGTAACCACTGTCGTTAGTCCACTGGCTGATGTTTTGTGAGTTAAGCTGTGACGCTGTGATACCGCTCAAGGAGCCGCCTAGGGTTAAGTCCCCATCGGTGGTTACTGTGCCTGTCAGAGTTATTCCGTTGACAGTACCTACCCCTGATACACTGGTCACCGTACCGTTACCGGTCTGGGCCTGCCAGCTAGTACCGTCGTATATCTTAAGCGTATCTGTGGTAGTGTTAAAGTAGACTGCGCCTGCCGTCAGAGGACCGCCTTGGTTGTTAGTGGCGGGATCAGAAGCCTTAGCCCCTAAGTACCTCTCGTCAAACTCATCAAACAAGTCCTCTGCATCAGAAGCACTAGAGGCGGCATCAGAAGCACTGGAAGCCGCGTCAGAAGCACTAGAGGCCGCATCAGTCGCGCTAGAAGCCGCATTAGCCGCACTAGTAGCCGCCTGAGATGCGCTTGCGGAAGCTTCGTTTGCTTTATTAGTAGCAATGTTGGCCTGCTCTTCGGCCTCTTTAGCGTACAGGGCTATCTCTGACGCATAAGCATCTGTAGTAGCATCCCCTGAACCGCCGTCACCACGATAGATTGGCACTATAGATTGCTCCTAAGAAAACAAACAAAAAGAAAAGGGGCCATTGCTGACCCCTGTGTTTCTAGTCTTAAGCGGCAACGCCCAAGATGAGACCAGCTTCCGGACGGTAAGTTTCGATACCGTACAGAGTGTCAGCAGTGTACAGAGTTGAGAGGTACTCCTGCTTGTACTGGGTTTGCGAACGTACAGCCATCTGCTCCGCGAGGACAATAGCGTCTTTGTGGAAGAACAAGCAACCACGTACACCAGTGTCCATAGTGGGGCAGTTAGACGATACGTACACATCTACACCGTAGAGGTTACCGATGAGGCCTGACTCTACAGAACGACCATTAACAAAGTCGCTAGAGACGTAACGATCAATACCCATGATATCACGACGAGCCGCAGGTGGGATTACCAACGCACGGTTGTCCATAGGTACGTCAGCATCGTCGAGGACCTTGATAGCCTCACGGAAGCCTTCGTCGTTGAATGCTAGAGCAGTACCGCCTGCAGTGAAAGGCACAACAGTGGTAGCGTCAAACATCCAGCTAGCAGAGTTGACCCAATCAGCCGCCGCTGGAGCTACAGTACGAGTACCGTCTCCGAAACCAGTGGCGCAGTTAATGAGGTCAGTGTCTACTTGGGTAGCCAACTGATAACCAGCGTCTTCTGTGTAGAACTGACGCAGAGTGGACAGAGCCTGTACTTCTACGATGTCCTCAATCAGACGCGAGTACTCAAAGTGACGGTCCACGGCAATCGTGAGTTCCTGCTCCACGTTAGCCTGAATCGTAACCGCAGTGTCAGCTACTTTAGCGTTAGCTTCGCCACGAATGGGCTTAGGTACGTGAATCAGGTCACCCTTCTTGCCCGTCATAGACATACGCTTGACGAGAGGGGCCATCTTGAGGTTCTTTTGATATGCGGCAATTACCTCATCACTCCAGATTTCTGGAATAAAGGTGTCTGCCGCGACTTTGTTGACGATTGAACCGCCGCCAACTGTACCGGGATAAGTTTGTTCAGCCATGATAATTCTCCTTTAGGCTAGCGAACTCGACCCTCGGCGTATGCCTTCAGAAGTTCATCTGAGAGGGCTTGGTATCGCTCTGGATCGGTTTTCATAAGTTTAATAATGTCAGCACGACGATAAACTTTCTTACGTGATCCTTCTGCTGTTCCACGAGCGTTGCCTGTACTAGCTGTCCTCACGGCACTCTTACGGGCGGCTTTTTCAGCCTGTGCGGTCTGTTGAACTACTTGGTTACGCTCTTTCCAGAGACTAAATAGTTCATGAGCCGCATCGTAATCGTACTGTTGGTCAGCCTGAACAAACAACTGTGTTCGGACTTTAGACCCCTTGATCCACTCAGCAAAACGTGGGTCCTGTAGTACAGACTCCATGTCAGGATGCTGTTGTTGAAGCTGTGCCATAGTAGACTGCTTTTTAGCTAGTGCAGTGTACTGCTCTGCTTCTCTGATCTTAGGGTGGTTATCTATAGCTCGACTAACAGCGGTCTTAGGATCAATAAAGAAATCAACATCTTCTTCATCGTCTGTTTGTTGCTGTGGTTGAGGTGCTTGTTGCTCTGAGAGTTGTGTTTGGATGTAGTCATCAACAACGCCGCGTAGATCGCCAATTTCCGTACTCTGTTTGCCGGTAAACTTCTCAAGCTCTTGGTGCATTTGCACTAGGTCTTGAACAGACTTACCTTGGTACTTTTCTGGTAACTCAGGCTCCTGAGGTTGTTCCTCTTCTTGAGGAGTCTCTGTGGTGTCCTGAGTATCTAGCTCGTCTACTGGTTCTTGATCTTCTTCCTTACGCTCATCAATTAGTGTCGCTCTTGACATTGTAAACTTACCCCGCCTTACGGTTATGGAGAAATAAAATGGAAGTTGCCCCGCAAAGGATTTCCGTTAGTTGGTCCCAGCATTAGTATGCTCACGTACCCATTTACTGTGTCGCCCCGGAAAATCTCCAGAGGCTCCTTCTAGTACGTGATTAGTGGCTGAGACAATCTTCGTAGCGTTAGCGCCACATCCGCACCTACTGGATGTAACGTCACCTTCTACAAATTTTTCAAAGATATGACCTTGGTCACACTTAAACTCAAATACTTTAATCATCTTCTTCAGTAGGCTTAGTAGCCTCTTCGTAGTTAGTGTTCATGATAGACTCCATGTTAAGTAAGTGGGCTAAGATGTTTAGTTGTCCCTTACGAAACTGAAGATCCCCTGAATCTTTAGTTGCTTCTACAGAGTTAATACTGTCTACGTTGCTACCAAAGTCCTCCATAAGTTGTTTCCAACCGTTTGTCATAAAAAGACTAAAGTAGTTATCGTAGTACTGTTGTGTTTCCTGATCCATATTGAGGCCTCTAAGGTTGTCTCTAGTTACTTCTTTGTACCGTAGTATACTATATATTATACCATACTTTTACTCAAAAGTCAAGCTTTATTTACTGTTTTGGTATTATTTACGCTTTTTCTTGGTCTTTTTCTTAGGTTTTGTTGATGGTCGGCCTACTTTGTTACCATATGTACCCTTTCCGCACGGCATAGCTATCTCCTTACCATTTGACTTTGTTTGCCCAGTAAGCCGCAGACATCTTGCCTTTGGCTATGTTTTTAGCGTGTCTAGCCTTGAAAGACTTCTGTCTAGGGGTGGATTTCTTGT